CATAAACGACTGAAACATTTCAGTCGTTTTTTTTTTCATAAGGAGATGATATAATGAGTGCACAGACAGTAAATCCAATGGCAGAGTATTTACTTAAAATCCAATTAATAGTCACTAATACAGAATTCAAAAATAAAGAAGAAGCGAATAAATATGAAACGTTGGAATCTAAATTAGAAGGAGATAAATACGTTCGTGCAAAAACAAAAACTGATATGTTTGAAAACTATCAGTATTCTGATATCGACATTTATAATGCTCTTCAACAAAGGGGTTATGATGAAGATAGAATTTTCCTATTAATAAAGAATCCTGCTATGATTCCTTCTGATGTAAAGGATGAACTACTTGACGTAGAAAGAAACATTTTCATCAACTCATATGTTGAACAAAACAAATATTATGCTTCTTTGTCAGGAAAACCTTTCGTTGGAAATGATACAACCCCGGCAGATCCAATCATCAACATTCCTGAAGGGTTTTATGAGCAATATAAGTATGACAATGTTTTGATGAGAGATCAACCTATCCATGAGCTACCAATAAAATATCAGGAATTGTTTATGAATTCAAAATACTATAATCAGGTATTAAGTGAATACCCTGATGTTATGTATTTAAAATACATTGGTAGTAATTCAATACCAATAGAAGTATCTCGTAAATCAAGAGATGGAGACATATTAAGAATCAATACAAATAAATTGTCAACACATCATCCGATATTTGGTAATGTAACCGTTGATTCAGATATTGTACATGGTTATGCAAATATCTATAGAGCAACTCGTGATTATGTATACCAAACATTGAGAGGTAACTTTTCATCAATATATGCAAACTATAATGATCTTATAAGGTTCCTCACAATATATATGTCAATTGGTGCTTCATTGAATGAGTTCCAAAAGAAATCTTCAAAGCTCATTTATATGAACAATGTAACCGCGAACAATCTCTTCAACCTTTATGGTCTTCCATCAGTTATTATGGAAGGTGCGCCAATGATAGAGTTCTTAAAGAAATTTAGAATGATATTAATGGATAAAGGTACCAATTACGTATACAGAGTTAAAGACTTAATTGGTTATGGAAACACTGATATCTATACACTCGTCATGGTTAAACAACAAAAGTTTGAAAATGGAAAACCCGTGTATACATATGATCAGGATACACATAAACCAATCCCACAATATGAAATTGTATTCAGGAGACTTGGTACTGCTGATGATAATACATCATATTTCAAATTCAGAGAAAGTACAGAGTCATACAAACTGGAAGACATAAGAGATGGAGATCCCCGTTGGTGGAATACACCCGAAGTTGATGATATGTTGAATAACATGAATTACACATTGTCGAATTCAAAATACATTCAACTATCAACACATATGAGTATGAATGATATATGGTGGCAATCAGTAATCTTCTTGAGAGGATTGTTGGATCGCAGAAGTGAATCACAGAATATATCTATAAACCTGAATAGAGATATAAATAATTCATCAACCATATCATTATATGATGCAATAGTATCATTGATAATAATGATGCATTGGCAGATGGTTGATTTCCAAGGAAGAACGATTCCTGGAAATATGTATATACCGAATGATGGATACAATAGATGCATCGATTTCTTATTTGATGGATTTGATAATGGTACTGCATTATTCAGAGATGGAGCACCTTTCAAATTAGCGGCATTCAACTTTGATGTCAGAAACACGGATAAAAATAGATATGAAGCAATATCATCATATGAATATATGAATCCTGATTATTTCATGCCATTAGTTGATAAAGTTCTTGATAGAACAGATAACAACATTGGTGAAGTCATGATGAAAGATGTTCGATTGATATATGAATATATTCGTGAAAAAGTCAGAACTGCAACAACAATCAATGATTTCAGACAAGCTACCGAAACATACAACACATTATTCTTGGTAGACCCAGTGAGAGATTGGTTTACTCCTGATGGAAAGGATGCTTCGGATATCATATGTGCAAAATATTCCATCAATAAGAATGAGTATAATATTTTTACATCATACTTTGATGCACCTGGTACGAAAACGACAAACTATTGGGGAGCTATTGTAAGTGTAAGTCCTGATGTAAAAATACATTATGATGGAAAAACATATGGCATATATTTCTATTCTGTACTGAATGAAAATGCATACGACATTTGGCTCGAGGATACTTATCCATTTAGAGATCCAAATTTTGTAAGACTATTCAATGTAGCTGTTCTTGAACATGATGACGCTGGTATTCAAACATCATCTCTGTCAAAGACAATAAAAGCGAATTACAAACAGATGATCATTGACAAAGTTGCAATAGATGTTGGCAATTCGGTTTATGGTCCATCAACATTTGAAAACTTGCTAATGATGGAGAATACTTCATTATATGAATATCTTATCAGATCACGTGTAGAAAATCCTGATGAGATAATAACAATGTTGAGATCGATAATAGCATCATTGGAGACATACTCGAGTTCATCGTTATCCGCATTGTCATGCTCAGTATTAGGTGTAGAAAGATACATGTCAATACTGAAGGAAGTTATAACATATTTCAAATCATATATGGTTGAATTCACACGTGATGAATTCAAATACATATTTGGTGGAATATTGGACAACGGTGGCAATTCTGATATGTTGAATCTGATTGATGAAGTACCTTCTGGTAGCATAGAAATTTCACCTACAGATTCGGTTTCCTTGTTTGATGTTTCTCACTCTGATACTTATTTCGGTATAGCTGATAACAATGTTGACATGATGTACGATGAAGCACTCGTCAGAATGGAAGGTTTATATAAAGATATTAAACAATCTGGATATAAGCTCTGGTATGATGATGGAAAACGTATAACGATGAATCCATCATTCCCAATAGATGATAATGAAAATGTTGTTGGTAACTTTGTTAAACGTGATAATGAATATATCGTTATCATCAATACCAATAATATTGAAAGTCATTATCCTCCAGGATACTACGGAAACGTGTTATAATCAAAAAAAATGGCACCGGGAAACCGGTGCCATTATAATTCTTATAATCCAAATGCACGCTTGAGCTGTCGCTCACGCTTTAGGATTACGCCTTTTATCATTTCAGGAACATTGATATTTGTTTTTATCACCGTTCCAGCTGGGATAATGGCTTCTTTCACTTCGTATGGTTCTGCATTGAATTGTTCTTCTAATGCAGAAATCTCCTTCATCAGTTTATCTGTTTCCAGAGTATCTTCTCCAAGCAGGGCCATACGATAGTCATCCTTTTTACTTTTTATCAACTCCATTAAACATTGATCAGTATGCGGATCATATACTGAGGAAACTATTTTAATATCCCCAGGATCCACAACTATATCTTCCAGGTAGCCCCTGAAGGCACGCGGGTCAATACCAACCTCCTTCATTTTTCTTCTAAACCATTGCCTGACGCAATTTCTCAGCGTCATTGGATTATTTCTCAGAAATCCTTTATAAAGTCCTTCCGGGTTGTATTTCTTGATAAATTGCTCTGCTTCCTCATCTGTCATTGTTGTACTTCCTGCAACATATGATTCAAGCATAGAGTTGTTTCTTTTTGCCTCTTCTATAGTTCGAGGAAGCTGGTAACCGTGTATGTCTTCTGGTAATCTGAATTCGTACATAATAGCCTCACTTTCTCCCTCATTGAGGGTTTCGAAATGTTTTTGCGTACAAAAATTAAAGGGCGTGAAACACGCCCTTATAATTCCTCCTTATGATCATTGATCATATTATAAAGATCGATGATTACTCTGTTTATCATATCGCTTGATGCAATACAATAAGTCAGTACATGTACCCTAGGCATGATATCAATGATATCATGATAGGTTTCGTTGTTGCACCAGAGATCCTGATGCTTGGCGATCAATCTCATCATCCAGTGTGAAACTTCTGTGAAGAAGAGCTGACGGCTGTTACCCTGTGCCGAGAAATGGAAGTTTTCCATTCCGTTTGTCATATACCAGTTGTTGATTGTCTCCTCAATAGACTTTACTTCTGAAGGGAACTGACATCCGATGAAACCTGTATAAGTATTTGCCATATAATCCTCCTTGCCGCATAGCGGCTGTCGAAAAGTATGAATATTTTTTATGAAGATTAGAATATCTCTATTCTTTTTCTTCATAGTAATAATATATATGTAGAGATTCAAAATAATAGCTGTAGCATAATAAATCTGGTAGCATAGAAAAAATGAAAGAATTTGCGGGGCACGAAGCCCCGCATATATTAATTCTTCTGTCTTTCGATTTCTTCACGTATATCCAGTTTATGAATACAATCATGTGTGATATCATTTGTATGATGTGATATCAAGAACAACTGTTCGATCTTCAATGTTGCACATATCTCAAGTAACATTGAGATGAATGATAAACACATTTCTGTATCCAATGCGGCATCAATCTCATCAACCAATGCATATATGTTTGGTGTAAGAGATGATACTATTGAAAGTTCCAATGCAAATGATAACAAAGTGCTTTCTGATTGTGAACCATATCTGATATCCGATGAAGTATGTGAACCACATCTGAATGGGAGAGTAAAGTTCGATTCATCGATTGTTGGTTCTAACAATTCAATCTCTCCATCATACATAATATCGAGTAACCTGTTCGTCAATGTTAATGCATTATTGACAGTATCTCTTATTGCAATAACCGGTTTACCCTTGGTAGATGATGTGGCTTCTGCAATAACTTTGTATCGATCATTCATCATATCATGATTCTCGATTTCTTTTAAAGTATTATTATATTGGGTATGTGCATCATTCAATACTTTTAACTCATTAGCCATTATACCAAGTTGATTGCTTTGTGTGTTATATGCTTCTTTTAATGGATAAAATTCATTTTGTGCTCTTACAAGCTTATTCACTAATTCATCCAATTGATGTTTTCTTCTTGTGAGATCATCTATGTTGATATGCTTGATCTGAGATAACAATACACGTTGATGATCGTTATTGTCAATACTGTTGGAAGTTTCATCTATCATCTGGGTTAACTCATTATCACGTTTGATGAGATCCCTGATCTTATTATCGATATCATTGATGGCATCATCCATATTATCTGTTGGAATGATTATGTTTTTCATTCGTTCTATGGAAGCATTTATATCAGTTAACTGAGAGATGTACTGTATCCTCAATTCATTCTTTTTTGCTTCTTCCATAAGATACCTTATGTTTGATACATCAATACCAACCTGTTTGTTTTCGAGATTTGTCAGTATGTTATTCAATTTGAAATGTTCTGTCAGTTCTTGCGGAACATCAGTATTCAATAATCGTTTGATTGTTAAAACGTTCTTGTATGCATGATCTATCTGTTCAAGATCATATTGTGTAAACTGTGATTCAGATGTACTTTGATAAGATTTGAAGTATGTTTGCAACATACGATGTGTTTTCAAATGAATACAATTGTTATATGGACATTTAGATTCAACCCACTCACCATCGATTGTTTCCACCATACTCTTTATTCTAGAAACTACAGACATTTCTTTTTCAGAATCAAGTAACACACTTCCTTCTTGTATAAGGAATGCTGAAACATCGATTCCGTTTACAATCATATCAGTAAACATTTTCATGTGATGTTCATTTAGACATGAAACAATCTCGGTGCATGTATCATTTATTGCTTGAGCGAGTTGTAGCATACTGCTATAATGAGATGATGTCGATTGTGTTGCTACTTCGATATTCATGTTTTTAATCTTTTCAGTGATACTGTCTCTGAGAGTGATCATTTCATTATAATCATTTGCAGCCTGTCTACTTGCAAGCATTGTGTTATTGATATCATTTTTCTTTTCATATAACAAATCGATATCTTTCTTTACAATAGTTCTCTCACTCTTTAATGCATTTAATGTTCCATTCAAAGACATCTGTTCGTCAACGAGTTTATCATACATATTTGGATCATATGTACCAAATTCTGAGATGACATTGTTATACAATTCTATTTGTGAATTAATATTCATTAATTCCTGTGTGGGATTCTGACTATTGATGGAATTTATTTCTCCATTGAGTGTATCAATTCTTTCTTTAGTGTTTAACATTAACGCAGAAAGTTCATTATATTGATTCTGCATTTGTGTTAACATTGAACACAATGTTTCATATGATCCATATTTGGATAATATAAATTCTTTAGTATTATTTAACGAAGTTATTAGCTTATTAGTATACCGATAATCATCAGTCGACATCTTATGAATCTTGTCATAGATGTCTATTCCCAACGCCTTATTCAAAAGATTTTTTCTTTGAACAGTTGACATATTTCCAAATGATGCGAGTTGTGTTCCATTTAATATAAATTGGAAAATGTACTTATTGATACCGAGTATCTTTTCAATAAGGGAATTGAATGTTGTTACACCTCCACTGGGATTCAGTTCTTCACCATTCTTTAGTAATGATGATGCTATTGAATGACCGGTTCTAGTTGGTGTATATGTGTGAGTGATATTGTACACATCACCATTCACTTCATATACGATATTCTTTATACCTGTTTCTTTCGGTAAGATTAATGGTAGATCAGATCTTTCATCACCATTCAGATTTATACTACTGAATGGATGAAGCTGTTGTATGAGAACTGTCTTACCACACCTATTCTTTCCATATATCTGGATAATAGGCTTGTCAACATTCTCGAAAGAAAAAGATACTTCACGTACACCCATCGCTGCATTCACACCGATAAAGTTAATCAGTTTTATATATACAATTTTCATTATCTATTTTTCTCCTTTTAAATACTTATATACTTTATGTGTATATCAGGGGAATAATATGTGTTTCTAATATTCTTAATTTAAACACATATATGATTCTGATGATACTGTATCACACTGTGATGTATCAAATAATATTTTAGGAAAGGTGAGTTTTATGGACAACACAAAAACAACCAATAACTATGTGAACAGAAGAGAGGTTTTCATGAAGCCTTTTAAGGATGATGATATTCTCGCAAGAAGAATACCTGAAATCGCTGCAGGTCTCATGAAGAGTGAGTTCGGAATCAACTTCTATGATCATTCATATATTCCGATAATATTCACAGCAGGATGGAAAGAGATATTAAAACACATAGGATCAGAAAATATGGAAGAATGCAAGGTCGATGTATGTGGTGTATCTATTGAGTATACAACAGAACACTCAGAATCTGACAAATCGACAAACATTGTTCCGCAGATGTATCATTCAAAAGCACCGTTATTCCAGAAGAATGATACCCAGGAAATGACACTTGGAGTGTCTTATACAGACAAGCTTCTTGAGAAGTATAATGCTTGGAGATCTGTATATGCAATGGAAGCTCTTACAGGAATTGAAAACAAAGTATTCGAGCAGGTCCTCAATGAGTATGGAATAAACATAATGCAGTCAGCTGCAATATATCCTATACTCGGTGCTACTTATGCTGCTGGACTTCAGTTAGCTAGAGAACTTGGTAGGACTATAAATATGTATAACATATTTGAGATTGATGTTGTTGATGACAAGATAATCATCACTCCTCTGGCATTCGTTAAGCAGTTCCTGAAGAATGATTCCAAAAAGTTTTAATTGATGATAACCCGTTATCTTAAATAAAAAAGACTTCAGAAATCTGTATTGATAACGGGTTTTCATAAATCTAATTCTCTAAGGAGGACAATGAAATGAAGAATATGATAATTGGACTTGGTAATACAGGAACCAATATTGTCAAGATGGCTGCTACATCATCTTTACTGGATGATACAACATTCTACACTATTGATAGTGTCGTTGATGATGTTGATCTTGATTCTCTCGGAAACGTGAATTTCATACCGATCATCTCTGATGAATCTCAGGGCTCTGGTAGAGATCGTGAACGTGGTAAAGCAATGTACTTATTCCACGAAGAGAATCATGAGTTCGACAAGATGTATCAGGAAGCAACAGAATCAAGAACACCTATAATCATAATTACATCAGCTGCAGGTGGAACAGGTTCCGGTTCTGCTGTACCTGTATGTGATGCTCTTATCAAGAGAGGCTTACATGTTATCCCGATAATCGTTTGTCCTAATAAGAAGGATCCTGCAGCTTTCCATCTTAATACAAACGATCTATTCATCGAACTGTCTGAAGTAGGTATATCAACATATGCCATATTTGAAAACAGACGTGGTGATGCTGATTATACACCTATCAACACAGAAGTTGTTGAGATGATAGAACTTATATTCGGCAAGAGATATGATAAGACAAAACTTGATTCAATCGATGATTCGGATCTTAAGAAACTTCTCGAGATGCCGGGTAGAATAATGGCTGTTCAGGCAGAAGCTTCATCACTTCAGGTTCTCCAGAAAGAGATAACACGTAAACTGTTCGTTGGTTCTCAACCAATGTGGAAACCTGAAGATGTTAATGACAATACTCTCATAACAGCATTCGCATTGAAATCAATGTTTGCTGATGTTGATTTCAAGAATGTGTTCGGTGAAATAGATCGCCGCATTGATACTGATAAGGTTTTTGATAACTACAGAAATATCGTGAAAGATGATAACGACGGTGTATTATCAGCTTCAGTAATTATTGCTGGATTACCAAGAACCGAAATAAAAGAAATCAATGGTGAGTATAAAGAAACCGCTGGAATTGGTTCTGGCATAAAGAGAGGACATCGTCCTGAATTTATGAGAAGGAAATCTGCAGTGGTAGATAAAGTCAATAATCCTGATGGTAATCAAACCATTCGAAGATTTAAATGGAAATAATAAGTTTATGAATTTTCCTGTTTGAAAAACATACATAATTCTTGTGATATGACCTAACAGGAAAATATCAAATAATAACCAAGGAGGATTTTCATCATGATTCCAAACAGAATCACAAATTCAGACATGATAGTACTGAACTCAGTAGAGTCATATCTGAATAGCATTGGTACTCCCGTCACACGCACTCCTCAGGAGAAACTCATCGTGATGCAGAATGCAAGAGATATGTTGTATTCTGATATCGTAAGAAGGGTTCCTCGTCTTGCAGCTTACATACTTGCTGCTGATATGGAGGTTGACACCTATGCTCAGGGATTACATGCATCTCTGTCAAGACATGCTCTTGATCCCGTATTCATCAATCTGCTCATGCAGTATCTCTCAAAGAGTAACAACCGCGAGGAATGCTGTATAACTGGTGCGTATCTTGTAAAGATCGCCAACAAGTGGATTGAAACAAACGTAAAGGAAGAAAAGCCCGCTTCAAAGAAGGGTGATAAGGCTGAGGCTGTAGAAGCCGCAAAGAACAACAAGGACCCTCTTGAACCGATCATGCATATCATGAATGCAATCAAGGCTCTTCTTGGTGGTCTTGCATCATATGTTGCAGTAAAGTGTAACAATGTTCTTCCCGAGAATCAGAACATTGCAATCGCTGCATGCATTGCAATGAACAACAAGGACACTATCAAAGAGATCATTGCAAGTGATTTCCCGATCACAGCGGATATCTTCGATGTTCCTGAGCTTGTTCCTGATCCTTCAAACCTCATCAGGGAAACACTGCTTCTCGAGCAGAGTGAAATTCCTGGTAAGCCCACTACAAATCAGCAGGCGTTCATCGACTCTCTGACAAGATGGGTTTACAAGAAGCTTAATGAGATTCCTGCTCAGGCTATCTATAGCTTCCTTATAGCAACCTATAAGACAAGCTCTCCTAAGATTGATACAAAGTTCATCAATCCTAAGAGCTGCGGAACACAGTATTCAAATCTCTTGGCTGTTGCTAAGCAGATAATAAACTAAAATTCAGGAGGAATAGACAATGGCACAGAACAGTTTAAAAATTCATCCTTCAGTTGATGCGATCATCAAGCCTATCGTATATGATATGACAAAGATCGACATCTCCCAGAAAACAAATCCGATCATTGGTAAGAACAATGAGCCTGATTATATCAAGGAGATCAAGAAGCGTTGTGTTCATATCATCTATGATAATGGTGAATACAGACCTGCTGTAAAGAAGAACGAGAACGGTGAACTCGTTTGTACAGCTTGCGGCAGAAAGATCAATATCAAGTTTGATTCATCAGCTGTTGATACTCTCATGGAAGCAATTGCTGTAATCAATCAGCTCGTATTCTTCGGTATGCTCAATGGACTCAGAGCAGAACCCCTTGAGTCACTCATCTCAATCAAGACACAGCTTCCCGCTGCGGCTCAGCTTCTCAAGGAACTCAATCTGTATGTTAAGAATGAGAATCAGAATAATGATGATGCTTCTAACATCGGTACAGAGTATGCTCTTCCTTCACAGCTCAGATCAATCACTCATTTCACTTGATTCCACTGTGTGTGATTACGCGTAAGCACATATGAATATTTAATCGGGGGCATTATGCCCCCGATATTTTTTTTTTAATTTGAACATAGGTTCATTGTGGTTTGCGCAATGAAGTAATTAGAGCTTAGATTTGTAAATGTATGTACAACGGTTGATGCACGATAACGTTGGTTTATACTCATTCCACGTATTGGTGATTCAAATATGAGATTAAATCTAGAACGTGGATTTATTTTGAATACATCGAAACCAACACCAGATATATCAACACGTGTAACTCGTTCTGTTATTCTTGCCGCAGTAGTTGATGATATAAAAGGGCTAATTGATTTGTGTAATGTGTCAGGAGTTTCTATTTTAGAATTTATTCCCTTTATCATCTTACTCTGGTCGGTTCTCTTTGCTTTATCAATCTCAGTAGATGTAAATATCTTGGATAATTCAGCACCATGTTTTTCCGAGGTGTTTACATTTATATCTTCGATCATTGGTGAGTTCAAAACCTTTTCGATATCAGATTCCGTTATAACTGACACGTTTTCCGATTTAGTGACAAACATGTATTTCGGTCTACTTGATGAATACTTCTTCAATCCTCCCATATCAGAAGAATTCTTATAACTCTCAACATAGATGGGTATTGGTACATCACCTGATTCAACATCTGTATCAACGATATATAATGTTTTATCATCACCATACATCAATCCACCCTTTGGATATAACCCATACCGCTTTTCGAAAAATACAAATGTATCTTTTATATTTATATTTGGAATCAATATTTGATCATACTTTGTTTGGTTTCTTATTGGATCCATGTATACATCATAATTCATTCCATCACTCATGTTTTCAATAATCGTTGTTAAATCCATATCTTTGTAGATGCAATTGTTTTTCCGTTTTAGATTGTGAATCATTTCATAATTATAACAGAATAATGTTAATGGAACTTTTCTTGTTGTATTCAAATTAGAATCTTTTTTGGTACCTTGTTCATATGAATCCATTATAGATGTGGGAGTATTCTTGTTTTCCAAATAGCCTTTATAGTTTAAATATGCTGATTGACCCGCATCGATAACTTGAACCGTTCCATTACCATCCTCTTGGTTATAATTCATATTACCAATTTTTGATTCTAATTGTAATGATACCTGTATAGCATCAGGATATGTTGTTATTAATTCAAATATCGATAAGTCTATATATGCTCTTAATCTTATAATCGGATATGTTGCTATGTCATAATTATGAATAAATGATAATGACACTATATCCGATGGTGATAACGTAACATATGAACTTGTTTTATTATCTGGAACACAACCAATTCTACAATTAATATTGTATAAGGTTGAATATTTTTCCGCCATACTTATTGACACCTCCAACCACAGCTTGATAATCTTTAACTGTAATATTATGGTTAAAATATTCTGAATAATCTCAATCAGAAAGGTACGTGATTTTATTATGTTAAGTCCAATCATGGAAGCATATATTCCAAAGCTTACTGAGACTTCATTGTTTCAAAAATTTGATCAAACATCAAATCTCGCAGAAAGTATAAAGTCTGAAATCAGAAGTTCTAAGGAAACACTTGTTCCTGTTGAAACTTTAAAAGAGATCTTTGCACTTATAAAATTGAATGGTGATGCCATTGCAAAGAAGTCTGTTGATGCAGCTATCAAAGGAGATATAAAAATCATCTTCAATAAGGCTACTTCAAAAATACCTCCATCATTACCATACATCGTTCTCCGTGAATCAGGCCGCCCGGTAGCATACATTTTTGCCGACAAAGTAGTTAATAATATAACTGCTTCGTCAGAGTATGTAAATCTGATGACAGTCATGGAAGCTGCATATATTGCATTGGCAATGCAGAAGTCTCCATCAGCATTCACTATGAACAGTCAGCTGATGTTAACTTTGTGTAACATCTATACTTTGATGGTTATTGCACCATTGGAGCAGAGATTATATATGAAGGGTGATAATCTCACTAAGGCTATGATATATGTAATAACACATTTCTACAATATGTTCAGACCCGATGAATCATTAACACATGATTCGATACCATTTAGAAGACTGCTTCAGGATACGCCTGATCCATCCATAATAAATCCGATAATGGATGATGTTATAGGTAATTCTGATAAGTCATTCATGGGACTGCTGAAGATGATCCAGAAGATAAACCCTATAAGATATAAGAATATTGATTCAATGTATATGACATATTTTACAGCAACATGTGGAGTATCGCTTATATTTGCATTGGAAAACATATCATATCTTTTCCTTCTGGTGACATCGGCTACATACAAGAGTAGCATAACCGCATATAGTCTCAACAAGGTAGCAATAATGCCATGTAGAAAAGCTATAACAATCCTGTCTACAATGAATCTGGATTGAAGAAACGGAGGTGACAATCATGGCTGAAAATAAAGACAACCAGTTTGTCGCTGGTAAAACTGAGAAATTACTCGCACCCACGAGAGTATATACAGGAGAAGCTAATACGGGATATGCGACTGGTAATATGTTTAACCGTAAAATGGATAAAGTTGGTTCGGAATATCCTATTGCGGACGGTCCCAGATATCTAAAACCGGACGAAAGAGGCATTGGTGATATACCATATAGCGCCACAGAAGATCCTGTGGAAGCTCAGAGACACGCAATCTTGAAAGCTGCCCAGGATCACCGTCTGGGTGACAATAGGAATATTAACACAAATCATCTTCTGAATAGAGATGGTAATGGTGAACCTATAATGGGACAACCATTGACAGATTATCAGGAAACTTCTCGCGTATATCACAAGCCCGAGTTCTTTGTTAAAAACCGACTCGATCATTTCACCCGAGATGTTCCTCAGGGAATCGGTGATAAAACATATGAACCATTTGTCGATGAAGAGGCCCAAGTAACTCATGTTGGTTATCCAAATAATTCTGATACACCAACCAAAATAGGTGTGTTCTCCGGTGCAACAACAAACGTTAATGCACTGGATAAAGAAGAAGCAAAAGAAATTCTTAAAGCCGGTACATATGGAAATTACATTCGTAATAATTTGCGGAATGAAAGTTCCACATTGAATCCTCCAATAGGACCAACATATCCCGGTAGTAGAATGAATGATGATAAGAAAGATGAATTTCTTTCTGATATATCATTATTCAATGCTTACAACAGAACACGATTACCAATTGCTGATCAAGAATGGCGTAAAGGTTTCCGGTATATATTTTTTACTCGACCTGAATGTTATCTCATGTACAGGGATGGTGGTATAATAGATGTATGTGATCAAACATTCTATGATGAAGATTTCTCATCTGCATATACACGAATGCCACACATAATAAAACTATTGTCACCATGGTATGTTACTGGTTCATTCCCAACAATGGGTGCACAGCAGCAAGACATGATAAAAGAATCTGGAAAAGAAGGAGCCAATTGGAACTTCTTATTCAGTAACAGGGTACAAGGATTATCAACCACTGGTACATCAATGAGTGTTGTTGATAGTGTTGGTAAGAGTATTGAAGGATATACGGTTACACCGGCAAAGTTTGTGGAATCACGTCAAGGATCCACAATAGATTTATCGTTTAATGATACAAAGAATCTTGAAGTATATGAGATGGCCCGTTTGTGGATGTTGTATATGTATAAACGACAAAAGGGTATTTTTCTTCCACCATATAATGGATATTCAAAGGAGAATGGTTTCAAAGTAAATGGAGCTAAACTCGATGGTCCATTAACGGGTATCCAGTATACAAGAATGCATCCATACGACAGAGCGTTGGAGTACTGTGCATCTTTATATGACATCGTGACAGATGAAACTGGATCGAAGATATTGTATTGGTGTAAATATTATGGAATATATCCAACCGCAGTAAATCCATCATTAAACAATGAAGCCAATGGTCCAATTACATCAATGCAAACAACTATAACTTTCAAATATCATTACAAACTTGAAAATAGTAATAAGACATTGGTTGAGTTTAACCATGATTCAGGATTAACAGATAATATCGGCAGGATCAATATGAACGAAGTAACAAGTTCATTACCTTTCTTATTAAGAGATGATGGTACTAATCCAAATGGCAATCCTGTCATGCCAAGATATATTGGTGCTGCTGGCATGTTTACCGGTGCTCCATATGTTATAATGGTTAACTCTAGACCAGAGCCTCTTAACAAGGATAAGATAATTCTTACACCGAGCCTCAGGTTCATGAATGTTCCAAAGATGGATATCGATCAGAGAATTAATATGGGTATCACCAACACGAAGATTGATCAATTGACGAAAAATGTTGTTGCATATCCAAGTAATTCGAATCTGGCTAATTCGAGATAAAAGTAAAGAAAGGAGATGTTGAAGAATGCCATCATTAACAGGTAACAATAATGATGATGCAATTGTTCTGCCATTGTTGAAAGAAGTCACAGGTCAAGATTTTAATGATGATGGAACCACTGTTAGCAAAGATAAGATAAATGACACGATTGCTAATATACTCAATAGCTATGGTCTTAAAACAGACGAAGGTTTTATTGAGAAAATGGCAAAGTTGAAGATAGCTGATAAGAAGGGTGGTACTATAGATCTAGAGGAACTTCCCTCAGAGCTAAGAGACGCTGCATTCTTACCAGTTGACACAATTGCTGATATAGCTCTCAGACAAGACCTTGATCTTGTTATCTCTCAAATACCCGAATGGTTTACTGCGTTACAGATAACACGTGATGCGATATGTGAGGCCGATGTTGTTGACGGAACAATGGCACGTGACATACGCTTCGACAGAAGTAAGCTTGATGAAAGTGAGATTGATACAGTAATCTCCAAAATAGAAGAGGTTGAAGACAGACTTGAGCTTCATTCTATTATAAAGAACCATGTTGTATTTAATACACTGGAATATGGTGAAGGATACGTTTATTGCATTCCATATGCGAAAGTATTCTCTGACTTGTATAAATACAGATTATCCAATAAAACAAATGGTGATAATTCAGCATTGAATTATTCAACAATGGATACATCATCAATTCTTCATGGTTTTGGTTATGGCGAATCTGCTGTGGAAGTATCATTGACTGATACGGTTATAAATGATGCAACTAACAATTCACCATACAAGAAAAACAGAAATGGCATTTATGCAGAATCTGTTGTATTCAGTGAATCTGAAATAATGGATATTGAACCGATGTTTCATGCTAAAGCTTTCAATGAAGACGGTTCTGAAAACAAGAAATACATGCAGGAAAGCGATCAACGTATCATAAATGGTATTAACAATATAACCGATAATATTCGTTATATTGAAAAGGACATCGCACTTCCTGTTATCGAAGAATCAGCACATGATCTCCGTGAAGTATATAAAACAAAATACCATGATACCGAGCATTATGTTCAGGAAGTTGATAACATCTTTGAGAAAGTAATGCATGATGGTATATACATGGAGGCTGATAATAATAATGATGTAAATAATGAAGATGATGCATCAACCATATATGGAAGAGAATTTGACAATGTTAAAGGTATATATTTAAAGATTCTACCTGCAACAAAATTGATTCCTATCCGTGTTGACAGAAACATCATCGGTTATTATTACATTTCAGATATGACTCGTCCTGAAGAATCTGGTCAAAGAAAGAATTCTGGTCTAACTGGATATACTCTTAGATCACCTTCTGTTGGATATGATACATTCTCTCCGGACAGAATGTTCTGTGAGAAACTTGCTTCCAAGATCATCAATAACTTCAATCTCAAATTCATGAGAGATAACATTGCACTTCACCAGCAGATAGTATCTATACTTGAAGCTCATAAGTTCAATGATTCCATGTTGAGGTTCATATTTATTCCCGCAGAACATGTCATCCAGTGCACTATCAACAAAGATGGTATCGGTAAAGGACATTCAATGCTTGAACCTGGATTGGTAACAGCAAGAATGTACATGTTCCTTAAGCTATATTCAATCCTCTATCAGATCAATAACTCAACTGTCAGAGTTTATAATATCAACATGAGTGGTCTTGATAAAGGATATCAGGATATTATAAATGAAGCAATCAGAAAGTTCTCATCACGACGTGTTACTGTAAATGATATCTTCAATTATAGAAGTTCTATCACTAAGGTTTCTGGATATTCAGAATTGATGATGCCTATGGGTGCTGGTGATAAACCGCCTATCACGTTTGATAGTATTCCTGCGGCGGAGGCACCGATCAACAATGATCTGTTGGAGAAGCTTAAGAATGAATCTATCAATGCAACTCCCGTACCTTCACTCATGGTACAAACGGGTGGTGAATCACAGATAGAATTTGCCAAGGAAACTGAGTTGGCTAATACGAGATTCAATAGTATGATATCATCATACAAGATAGATCTCAACAGAGACATCACGAAGCTGTATAGAAAGATTTTGAGATGGGAAACTGATATTGAACCATCGATACTTAAAAATCTCAAGTATGTTCTCAGAATGCCTGCTGCAAAAACTCTGGGTGTTACTGTAGAAATGGTAAACAACTTCAATTCATTATTGGAGGTACTCATCGATACGTTCTTACGTAAAGATGAAGCTGAAGATAAGGATGGTAAACCAACAGAAGTTGTTCGTCAGTTCAAGAAGCTTGTACTCAACGAGTATATTCCTCAGATCGATATTGATCATTTTGATGAACTTGTTGATCAAGCTCGTGATGCTGCAAATACATTACAAATGAATCAGACAAACAAGGCTGAAAATATAATTGATTCCGGTCTGGAAGAAGCCGGAGCTGAGGAGGAATTCTAATGTTTGAGTATATAAACGAAATGATTCAGGAGGCGTCCATGGAAACATGTGACGCCATCCTTAACTACATTGACAAATGTGAGACATACACTGAGTTTGAAACATCTAAAGAATTTGATGAATATGTTCAGGAATCCATGCTGTATTTCATGGAGGCAGTATCAAAGGATAAAGATGAAATAACCAAATGGATGGCTAAAAAGGGTTACTGGTATGATGGTGACAATCCTAAGAAGAAAAAGGAATGTAACCGCATGTATCAGTTCTTGAAGCAGCATGGCTACAGACCATCTGATGGAACATATCTTTCTGATATGGATGACGGTAAAGGTGGAAAGAAACGTATCAAGTTAAATATCGACGATGAAACATGGACAGCCAAAGATGCTGTTCGTTTAAAAGAACTGAAGCAAAAAGGATATGATAATCTCACTGGCTCTGAAAAAGATGAGTATGCCAAACTAAAAGAAGAGAGGGACGACCTTGATATCATAAATAAAGGAGCGAATGCTTTCTATAATACAATCAAAAAAGATATAACCTTGGGTTCTAAAACGATGAAACAAAAACAATTTCATTCTCAACAAACTTTGAAACATGAAGAAGGCCATGCTGATTCATACGCTAGAGGAAAAGATGGTAAGGGTGTGAATAGAGATCTCCCAAAGGATCATCCTGCAAACAAAGCGATTGCCGAACACAAAGGTTCTCGTAAATATGTAAACAGCCATGATGACTCCTCAGAGGAACTCATGGCCGATGCATATGCTGCAAAACATGCAAAAATAAGAAATGGCAAGGCTGGTTCCAAAAATGCTAAAGGTCTTCGAAATATGACAGAATCCGAAATTAAACGCTCATTAAACAGCTTATTTGCATTGATGGGTGGAACAGAATCAGCAATTAAAAAACTCAAAGAAACTAATTCAAATAAAATTAAGAAGATTGATGACAGTATCAACGAATTAAAGAACATCAAGGTTGATAAAATAGAATTAACTTCTGTTAAAGACTTCTATGATTCTTTTGCGGATATTGTTGATAAAATTGGTTCAAAATATAATTTGTTTCTTGTTAATTGTGGTACTGTTAGCGATAGCGATGGTTCTAAAACTTTTGAAGGTACACAAGGCTTATTAGAATTTAATGACATCATTGACGATGACTACTGTAAAAAGTTCAGAGAGATTTCTGATGAAATAAAAGCATATAAGGCATTTCAAAAGGCACTAACCAGTCGTAATAATACGGAGGTTAATAAATGCATTAAACAATATCCTGACATATGGGCTACAATATCGAGATATGGTACCCGAGAAATAAAAGAAGACCTAACAAAACTGGAAGAAACACTCGATAAATATATAAAAAAGACAAATATGAAAATATCTCTCGGTAAAAAAGAGGCATTTTTAAAGTTTGACAATTATATGAAACATGATCAGAAAGACAATGCTAACAAAATTTTACAAGAATTTGTGAATCCGATTATAAAAGAACTTGAACGTATGAAAAATATTTCTATGAGATTAATTAAAGACACTGAACGTTGTTTAAAAGAAACACATGAACTTCGTGCCAATTTCGCAAGCTCATATATTAAAGAATACTTCGAAGAGTTTCTTAATGATTACATTTATAATGATTAAGGATGTGATTTGTGAATGAAACTTGAACGTACAACAACGGGTCTCATTATTCACAATCCTGACAACATGGTCAAGAGAAAAGTACTTCAATACTTTTCTCTTGTGAATCCCGTAAGAGAGTTTTTTATCTATTCTGGTAGTGACAGAAGCAGACCTCCAATATTTGGAATGGAACATGATGTCATTTATATTTCATCAGGTTTCCTTTCAATAGGAGATCCCTTCATAAGTCAATTACCACGGCCAAGTGTTATACAGCCAATGACTCCTCAACGTATAACACTTGAAATGAATAGACAACCCCGTTCAAAATTACAAGAGGATTGTATTAAGATGCTGACGGATCCGGCTCAACGTAGTAACAAAGTTACTATTGAACTAAAACCTGGCGTCGGCAAAACGTTCATTGCAACATATGCGATTTCAAAGATACAATTGAAACCGTTAATAGTTGCACCAACAACACTATTGAAGAATCAGTGGTGTGAAGAATTCGAAGCAGTAGGTATCCCGCGTAGTGATATTGCAACAGATATCTACGATGGACCTAACAAGAAGCTTTGTGTTGTTACTATTTCTTCTATCGAGAATGCTCTTAGAGAAGATTGGAAAGGTTTGATGAATGTCGTTGCCAAAGCCGGTTATGGAATCAAGGTAGTCGATGAAGCACATCTTCATCTTAAAGGTAATCTCAAATTTGATGCAATATGTAATATCAAACACAACTGGTATCTTTCTGCAACACTTGGTAGATCAGACGTGTTAGAAGATAACATTCTCAACAGAGCATTATCAGATGCAGCACGTTTCGTCGGTAATGCCAAATATGAAGAATATCAGAAGCAATACGTGAACGTATACTTTCAGGATATCTATTACTATCCATCAAATAAGTTATGTGCAGAACATTTCAAATATGGTAGTAAAGGTCTTATAAAGGCAACATATTACAACATGCTCATGGATTATCATCATGGAATCCCATTCCTCAATAATCTTATATACATGATGAAGGTTGCTAAAAAGAACATGACGTATGATGCAAAGGTATTATTGCTTGTACCACTGCTTTCTATCATAGACAAGGTTCAAGAGGTTATACAGAACGATCCTTTCTTTAATCAATACACCGTATCGGGTGTTGATGGTTCTATGTCTCTCGCTACAAGACGCCAGGCAATGGAGAGTGATTTCATATTATCAACTACATTGTCAATGGGTACTGGTGTCGATGTAAAGAATCTTGGTGCTGTTGTCAACTTTGACCAGTTCTCTTCACCTATCATCGTTGAACAGATATACGGTCGTCTTAGAGATAGAGGAAAAGAAACATGGTATTATGACATAACCGATAATGTGCGTCAGGCTCGTATGTTTAAAAACTGGGGTAACAAACGTAGATCATTGATTCCTTATTTCCCAGGATCACATGATCAGATAAAGGTATTACCCGATATTAGATCATGAGCACTTTCTTTTATTCGAAGTCTTCCTTGGTTTGACCGGGCCTACGGGCCCGGTCGAATTTAAGGAGTTTCTGCATATATATTATTAATATGAATACCAGAATGGAAAATCTAAATCCAGAGAAGAATGACCTCATCAAAACCATAGAAACATTCTTCCCGAAAAACGAGTATGATATTAAACCCGTAACTTAATATCATATGACCATTCATAAGCAAAAACCATTTGGCAAGTATTCCACTCTGGTATTATATTATGTTTCAAAAGAAGAAAACAAAAAACTTTAAGACACTCGAAGAGAGAGAACAGGAGGAAACCATGATTTATTTAGCGTCGGATCTGCATATTATAAAATACGACAAAGGAGGTTATACGTATTTTAACAAAGAGGCTATCGACAGAGTTCATGAGTGGCCGGAATTGACGGAACAGGATCAGCTTATTTATCTTGGCGACTTGATGGACTCAGAAGTTGATCCATATAACAATCATTACGAAATCTTCGTGTGGAATATAATCCGTAATAAAATAAAGAAAGGTCGGAATATATTCATACGAGGAAACAACGACACACTGCAAGATTCATTCTATCATGATCTAGGATTTGAGAAAATTGCTTTCTCAACAATATGCAACATTAGATCCAAAAAGATTCTGTTATCACACACATCAGTTAATTTAACAGGATATGAAGAAATTGTAGACTATAACATTCACGGCCACATTCACAGGCCAAACACTGATCCTGACATCATACCGTACTATCATTATTGCAAACGTAATATAAATTTATGTACAAAGAGTCTTAGACAGTACAATCTTACATCAATTTCAGAAATAAATTTAGTAATAGAATCAACAAGAAATATTGTATATGATGACACCAATAAAGAGAAACCTGGTATGAGTCAGTTTGTCCAGAACCAGGTATATTCATATCTTAATAATAAGCGGGTGTAAACCCGCTTTATTTTTTTTAATATTTCAAATATATATTATTACGGTGAAGGATTACGCTATCGGTCCTTCATCTTCCTTTAATATTTTAAGGGTTGGTGGCATATGATATCTTTGGCGAGGCAGTGGCATGTTTGCAATCGGCATGTCTAAATCATATTGCCCATCAACAAAAAAGAATGAGAGAGTTAAAGGGTTCTCTCTCGTTCTTTTTTCTTCATTTTGACATATACATTATTTTTGTGAATATGGGAAACATGTTCAAATTAATAAAGAAAGGAGGTAAATGACAATGGGAAATAATGATAATTTAAATTTACAGATCATGCCCGAATATCAGCCAAATAATATGTCAAATGATCAGACTAACAATGTACCAATGATCATGGTATGTAATACACTTGCTGCAATAATTAAAGAGCAGAATAATCAGATGCAATACATGATGAAGTATTTGACTGATCAGGAAGAGCGTTACCAGAGAAATGAGAAACGTCATGAAGAATTCGAAAAAGAATTAAGTAGACAGATTCGTGAACTTCAGAACGATTGTAGAAGACTCGATAATCGTGGCATCTTCGGTCGTTTAGGAGATAAGATCGATGGTCTGTTCTCATGGTAATGTAATGGTTTGGATATTAGTAAAGGAATCTAATATTCCAAACATGTAATCATTGGACTCGTCACCCAATGTTATTAATTACGCGACGCTGCAGATGAGATAGAAGGATTATATCTGCGACTCTCAGGGATGGATTTTGCAGTCCCGGCCAGAGCGTAATCTATTATTCCTTTAATATAGATTTATTAAATAACCCACTTTACGTGGGTTATTTTTTACTATGCTACCGGCTATTATTTCAGACTTCTACATATATATTATTACTATGATAAGAAAATAAACAACTATGACACTCCCATTGGGAGAGAAAGCGAGGTTATAATGTATAAACTTAACCAGAATGGTCTGTGGGGACCAGAGTTAGATGAATACAACTATTACAATGAAGCACAGTTAATAAATGAAGTACTGCACAGATGTAACAACACATATACAAATGATGCAAACTATGCGTCACATCATGAAGCACAGCGTGAACCAAAAATAGATAGAATGCTCTCATACTATGAGCGTCATGCTGGTGATGATTATATTCATTTATCAATATGCGATAAAGTTGCATATAAGATAAATGAATATTTAAATACCTTAACAACTGATCCAGAGGATAATCATCCTTGGAATGGTAGTAGAGATTTCCTCATCAGCAATAGACGCAAGAAGATGTTTGTTGGTGTGTTCCAATATGCCAACGAAGAAATCCATATAACAACACATGTATCAGACATTCATGATATTATTATAAAAGATGGCTCTATCACATGCGATGATTCTATATTCTGTAACAGAGTAATGTCCGGGATATACGAATACCTTTTGGACCACATCAACGAAATCTGTATTTTATAATAATCGAGGACGCGTGTCCTCGATTATTTTTTTTTCTTTTTTACTATGCTGCCTCCAGAAACGTATGTGATGATTGGTGTTATTTCAACTTTCTACATATATATTATTACTATGATAAAAAGAAAAACCTTTTACACTTCCTTTATATGGAAGACGACCCATAGCGTACCTATGGGAGAATCAAAGGAGGAACATGTATGTTCGTTTCATTCAAAAGAGATGACGACAGAGAAATCAAAATCGACGTGCAGAAGGTAAGTGCTTACGAGCCTTCTGCAAAGCGCGATCTTCCTGCAGAAAGCTATACCGCAATATTCTTCGACGCGGGAATTATTTATGTCAACGAGCCTTTCGAGGAAGTTGACAAGAAAATTGCCGGAATCTAAAATTATACGCCCCATTTCTGGGGCGTATTTTTTTTCTTATATTGAGTGATTATTGATGTCTCTGAAGAATGATAATGATGATGGCGTTGACTGCAATACTTCTTGACGTACTTGCATGGTACCATATGAATTATATTCAGATGGTTTATAACCGTAATCATCATATCCGTCCTCATTAACAAAGTTGGAACTTCCTGCAAGATCGTTATACATTTGGGCTTCAAACGAACCTGCAGCAATCATTTCTGCTGAAGGAGCATTATCGATCATGTCTTCTAATACAGATTGCGTGTATTGATTCATGATCTCAGAAGATTTCTCATATGTGCACAGATTCTTATTAATACCAAATCTACCGAGTTCATATCCGTACTTCAGTACATACAGAGTATGCAAATATGCCATAACCATATCGTCATGTTCACCCTGAGCAGCAGCCATGTTACCGTTCTTTTGTTGTACAAGGTTACATATATCCTTAACCAGGAACTTGGTATATATGAGATGCCTATAGTCATGCAATGTATCACGAAGAACATTGAACATTGTCTTACGTACTTTCGGTGAAACGTATGTTCCAAAATGACGTTTAGCACGCGCTCTAGCCTTCATACTTGCAACACTATTCTGGGGCTCTGTAATGTTCTTTGTCATTTCAGTAGCACGAGGATCATGATAGAACCTGTTCTCTAATTGAGACTCTTGTACAAAGTCAATGATATCAACACCAGTCATATTCGATTCAAGACAGAATAATGCACGAGGTATCATCTTAGCCAAGATGGTAACAATTCTCATCAGATCCAATCCACCCATATACGGTGAAACCAGTTCACCGACAACTTCCAAAGTATATGGATGAACAATACATATTGCCGTATTGTCTCCATCTTTACCAGTAGCACAGTCTATACCTATTAGGTATGGTATAACCATATCAAAGTATGGTGCCTGAGAATTCATATCAGGAACTTGAATCTTATGTTTGTAAACATATAAATGATATTTTTTCATTAATGTTACATCATAATCAGGTTCACGAAGATTTTGTTGAATTGCATCAAGGTCTTCTTGTTTGAAGAATGATCCCTCACCACCACGGAATCTCTGAAGTAAAACACCTCGACGATACTCACCAAGAGTACTTTTCTGAAGGGCTTCGAAGTATTGTTGACGTAACCATTCACCATCTTTTCTCAATTGAATATAATTAAATTCAATATAAGTCATTGTGAGTGGTGTGTCCATTGTTCCTGCAGGAGGATTCTTCATCCTTTCGATTTCTGCTGATGTCTTATCATACATTTTCTCATCGAATCTAGGAAGATTATTGAGGATCTTTTCCCAATCTTTTCCTTCTGGTGTTTCGAGGTCACCTGGTGTTGATGCATACATCATACATGAACGAATGCCGTTTTGTTTTGCGGTTAAACGCGCTTGAACGATAGTTGGGTTTGCACCATCAAGGATAGCCTTCATAAAAGGAACAAACTCGCACTCATCGGCAAACCAAGAGAACAATGAAAGACCACGGGTTTTATCCGTAGCTGCGGATTCTGCCTTAGGTGCAGATATAGGTTGTATCTTTACGTTATGTCCATCATAGCTAAGTGACTTAACACCAGGGAGATGTTTATAGTTAGCCCAAGGATTCATATACTTGGGTAACGCAGTGATGTAGTCACGAAGAATTTTGATGTTATCTTCACATCTACCTTCATTCTTATGTAAATAAGGAAGATCACAGTTACGATATTCAAACAACATGAGATATGCCATTATTGCAGTTAGAGTTGTCGTTTTATAAGTTTGACGTGGTTGAACAAGTTCGAAATCAATACTGTGATCGAAACACCATATTGCCGCGCAACCAGCTCTATGTAAATATAAAGGTGTATGACCAGCACCTCGAATAGGTACTGTTACACATTCTCTGAAGAAATACCATGGATTGGCCTTGCATTCAACAAGGATCTTTCCTATATCTTCAGGAGACAGTTTAGGATCATATGGATCTAAGTTTTGAACACCCAGGTTTGGGTATTTTATTTCCAATGGAAAATACCAATTCTTTATTCCTATTTCTTTTAACTCTTTACAAGTTAGCAAGAAGGATTCATTTTTTGTACCAAAGTCATAAAAATGAGGAACACCGTCAGCATCATTCAATAGAATTACTTTTGATTGCTGTTGGGGCTGTTGAACCTGAGTAGTGTTATTATTATCCATATAAAGTCCTCCTTTCAGTGTGTTATGTTACCAGGGGGTTTAATAAACGTAAAGATAAATTTTAATCTCAAAAGGAGAGTGTGAATTATGAATGTTATTGAAAGCATTAATAATATAAATGAATCTATCCAGGAAGCTGATATGGCTGTTCTTGAATCAATGATGCATATAATAGACAAACGTGAAATGTTTGTTGAGTGCAATAATGACACACTTGATGAAATGTTTATGGAGTCAATGGAATGGTTCTTAGAATCAAAGAATCGTGAACGTGATAGAACTCCTAGAAATGATATTGCTAAATGGATGGATGAAAATGGATATTGGTATGATGGTGACAATCCTAAGAAGAAAAAGGAATGCAACCGTATGTATCATTTCCTTCAACAATGGAAGTTTGATCCTAAAACGGAAACAATTGAAACTGACATAAAGCTATCAAATGGTTCAAATAAACGAATAAAATTCAACATAGACAAAGCTGAACATATCTGGGACCAAAATGATCTTGATAGGGGAAATGCATGGTATAATTCAGAAAATGATGATATTTCTATTGGTTCAAAAACACTCAAAGGACAGCAGATTGATTCACAAATTATCGGAAAACATGAAGAAGGTCATGCAGACGATATAGGCGTTAAAAGAGGTACTAAAGGACACCGAAATGATGTTAACAAAGTTAAAGGGCAATATAGCAAATTTATCAGCAACAAACCTTATATGAACAATGGTCATGATGAACGTCCAGAAGAAGGTTATGCTGATGCATATGCTGTAATGCATGCTAAAAAACGAACTAAAAACTGGGGTAAAAATAAAGAAACCAGACCGTTTAAACGTTCAGAAGTTGAGGAGCATTTTAAACGTATGGCAGATAGTCTTGGCGATGTAGAAAATACAGTCGCTAAAGCCATAAAAGAAACCAATAAATCTATCTTGCTTTTGAAAGAATCATTATTTTATGGATGGGACGATAAAAATATAGATGTGAGAGATATCGGAAATATCATCAAGTTACAAAAAGAATATAATAAACAAATGGACGGTTTTGAAAAAGCTATTGAAAATATTGGCGATAAACTCAAAGATCCTGATTACATTGACCGCTCTATTACCGCTAAATATGACAAGATGCAAGAATTGAAAAATAAGATTAGGTCAACAGATGGTGAAATAAAAGATATTGAAAATATTGAAAAAGAATATTACGAACTTAAAGCTACTGTTAAACTTTTATCAAACTCACAATTATATGACATGGATGCCGAAGATAGTAAAAATCAGTTTAAAAAAACTATAGACAAATATATCAAAATATACAGTCGTAAGGACAAAGGTTATATAAATTATAAAGGTAAAAATGATTATATGATAGACCGAAAACTGGCTGAAAAGATTTTTAATACAAAAGACATTACCGAGGAGAAAGCGTTAATTATGGCCAAAGAATATTATGAACCATCAATAAGACGCTGGATATCAAAATTAGAAGATACGCTTAAAGAATTGGAAGAATATAAACGTACTGGAAAACATATGAAAGATTTGGCATCTCAGATGAGATATGAATTCGCAAAGCAATTCGTAAAAGAATACTTTGAAGAGTTGATAAACGATTACTACTTTGCAGAATAAAAAAAAGAAATAATTATATGGGGGCATGTGCCCCCATATAATTTCATGTATATTAATTATACTGCTTACGCTGCTGAAGAATCGGCAACAGTGATGAGAACTTCTCGAAAATATAATTGATGTACTTCTCACTTAGACCCGTGAATACGTTGGTTTGAGCCATCTGATTAAAGAACTCTCCCATATCTACCACTCCATTCATGTATGACGTATATTGCAATAAATACGACTCCATGATGAGAATGTAATGTAAATCGGGGATAGAAATGTCAACATCGTTATTACCGATCTTGACACTGTGCAGTTCATCTACAGTACCAATGGTGTTAAACCAGTGAACGTCAGAAGTGAGTTTTGTACCCATTAATTTGAGAATGTTCTTCAAATTATCTAATTGTGGAAATTGATTGTATTTCGAAGTATCGATTCCTATACCGTTGAGATGGCTCATCAGTATTGAATTATCTTCGTATTGTGATCCTCTGTAGTATGTTGATATCTTAGCAAACATCTTTACCGGAATACCAGTAAGGAAGTTATAAGTATCATATTCACCATACTTGATAGGATTATCAGAATGAGGAATGAGATTCTTATTATAACGACGAGTCTTTACAGGCTGATCGTATAATGTGGTACGTCCAGTAGCAACAGCTGACATTGCCTTTGAAGGTTCTTGTTTGAGTACCCATGTGTACTGGTAACCAACAGGAACTTCTTTGTCAAGCTCAACCCACCTATGACGGAGCTTGACTTCCAGCTTATGATACTTCATAATGTCAGGCCACTTCTCATATACTTCAATCAATGAATCACGTACACATTTCTCATTGAGAGGTTGGATCTGTATATAGAATCCATTTCTAATGAGATCTGCAAACGTTTTATCAGGATCGATGTTGTATACACGTTTAAGCTCCTTACCCTGTTCTGGATTATATGTACCAACGAACTCAACGGCAAGATTCATTATTTCATCATGAGAAGTACCTTCCTCATTTAGCTTGAGAATATGTTCCCACATTCTTTCCATCTGGAAAGTCATAGATGATTCATATGTAGCAAATGAAATGATTCTATTAGGAACAGCAAGAGCATTTGCCAACATATCAAGAGGCCTACCATCCTTAGTTCTCGGCATGAGTTGCCACGGTACTATTTGTGCAATTACAGATTTATTACCATAACGACCAACAACCTTCTGTCCAACATGAATGTCCTTGGGTTGTAAAACAGTGAACTTGATGATGGTATCGACAATATCTTCTTTAGTTACCCATTTTGAAGTATTCAGATACTTCTCTGCCTGATGATATATATCGAGTAGAGAAGTATCATCCTGGTATGGGTCGGACACGATTGTTGATATGAAAGCATATATATCTGAATACCAATCTCTTATCTGAGATAGATAATAGTTATACTGCTGATTATCAACATCGACATTCGAATATATGTCCATATCAACTATTATACCATGCGAACAATAGTTGGTATCACTGATATGAGGTATTAACGATTCTGAAGCAGACGACAGATAAGAATTTTCTCTTATTGAACAAATGATGTCATTCTGTATTTCTTCTCCAATGTTTGGAAAAGGTTTATACAGTGATTCATTACCATATCTATTCAGTAGATATGATGACTGTTTGATGTTTACTGTTACGATGTCGACCATATCATATGTAAGCATCTCTGCAGCTTTATCTGATATAACCAGCGCATCCTCAGTTAACTGTGGAAGTACTGTATATACAAATCGGAGATTTCTACCGGCACAGTAGTTATCATTTACATATGATGATGATTGAGCAATTGTTGTTCCTTTTGGAAGTATATCGCCATCATTATAATTACCGACAATGGAATTCTTCATTCTGAATCCATATTTTTCAACAAGGTGATGTGCAGGTTTTATTACTTCACAAATATACTTTCCGGTGCGTAAATTTTTAAAGATGTATGCTATTGGTGATACAGGTGAATCTTTAAATTTACGGAATGTCCTTATGAGCTGATAGTCATCCTTAGCCTTTATGTTAGAAGATGATCTTTCACCAAACTCATTTTCAGCACCAGTAAACACTCTTGGGAATTCAGGATTAGTTAATACAACTCTCTGAGATGTATGACGTGTTCCCATAACTCCACGAACCGTCGATATCTTGTCAGGGAACACTAGCGCTGATGCACCGAAACACGCCATTGGGTCTATTTCTTTACAACGCTTCTCTATTTCAGATGCATTGTTCATAGTACCACGATGACGTGTTCGAATGGTTACTTTCTGATTAGTATCTTTGTTTTCCATATGTACACTCCTACCTTCTTTATTTTTATTTGACAGAATTTCTCCCATCGTTGGAATTATATATGTTTATATTTTCGATAAAACTTCCCTTACATATTTTCCACAAGGAGAGTCTTCTGCTTTCTTATTATTGAAATCACCCATAGCGAATGATATAATAAGATACACTCCGAGTACGAGGAATATATCATGACGAACAACCATATTGGTTACTATTCGCATCATGAGATCTACAACATCAAACTCAGGAACGGTAGGATCGGGATTCTCTGTATAAAACTTGAATGTTGCAGCCATGTCAGGATTGAAGAATATATCTTCACATTTAGAAGCATACTTTTCGGGATTTGGTTTCTTTGCTATTAAATATGACTTCCAGTCTTCGATAGTTATATTCTCAACGATCCATTCAATCATAGGAGTGAAGTTGGATATCATATTTAAACGCAGTATCTCGATGGTATCGATATACTTGAACATACAGAAATATGTAAATAGATCATCGTATGTTTTCTCCAATTCATTTGGATCATGTTTACATAAGATGACTAATGCATTTGCCGGGCCGTATACTTCTTCAAGTAGTGAAAGAGGTACACGTTCCTTTATAGCCATATACTCTTTTGCAAGTCGATTCACTCTGAACATACGTCCATCATCGACATCAGGAATGAATGCATCAGTGGGTGGTGTTTCCAGATCGATATCACTCAGTGCATTTCTGAAATCTTTTGCAAAAGTATCTCTGTCGATATTTGAATATTTATGTGTATTCAGCATTCTTATTGTCTGAAAATAAATATTACATGCAGCAACGTTAGCGGTATGAACCTTAAAACGTTCAGCTATTTCTTTTAATGTTATACCAGGTCCATCACCCGTACTTGATGTTTTTATAACAGAAGGGATCTTTATCATTTTTTACCTCCTCTTAGCTAGAAGAATTTTCTTTAGCCGCATAATATTGATCTCGTAATGTATTATAGTTGTTTGCTGTATAATCGATGCCGTATGATTGTATATTGATATATATGTAATCATTCAGCTGTTCGCAATAGACACTCGGTTGTTGTCCCATAAAACTCACCCCTTATATTTGTATTAGGTAAGTTCATCTATAAAGTCTTCAAGTGCTGCGCCAGCAAATGAAGGTGATGAAGCAACACGATTATTCGCAGCGGCTAGATTGCTGCGTGCTTGCTCCTGTTGCCTCATCATACTCTCTTGTTCTTTCTGTTGTTTTTCAAGCTGTTTTATCCGGATATCTCGCAGGCGATGCACAAACGGGCGCGGTAGTTGTGCCAGCATCTCTAAAGGGATAACTTTGTTGAACAGTTGTCCCATTTCGATAAGCTCTAATCCATCTCGATTAAGTTTATTTGAGTATTGCTGAGCCGTTGAGATACTTGGAAAAGCAGTGTTCTTCCTATATCATTTACAGGAATCTCATCTACATGCTGTTTACATGCATCACATGTGATATTTTTGATTTTGAATGATACGGGAGATATTCTACTTCTTGCCTCTTCGATTACCTTCAGAAGTGTTGCCGAGTCTCTTGAATCAAGAGCCTTTGTGATGATTTCTTCGATTGAACCCCAATCTGTAAATCTGTACTGTTTACCATCACGAACGATTGTCATGGCAGTTATGTACATTGCATTCGCAGACAGATATTCAAATTCCATCATTGAAGGATCATCCTGATTGAAATCAGCCATTGTTTCATCGGGACGATATCTCTTATACAGAGATTCAACAAGGGGAAGTTTCTCTGTAACGAACTCATATGCAGAAGGTTCATTGATCTCGACTATTATACCAGTGACAGGGAGTGTATAACAAACACGTCTGCTTGATGCAGTCTCCCAAACCTTAACGGCTTCATCGCCAGGAGCCGCATCCTTAGCAGCAGTCCACCACTTAGGAATCTTGCTTTCATCGATACTATGAATTGTACGAGGATTATATGTAACCCTTATGGGTTTACCACATCTCGGGTTAGCACAACGAACTTCGATGGTCTCCTCATCGTCTGATGTAGCAACGAGTAATCCCCACATGAGAAGTTCACGATCCTGATACTTTGTCTTCCTCATGAAGTCTTCAAGATCTTTGAAATCACCTATTGAAACATTCTTGATGTGATCATATATTACAGACCACTTCTTGAGCTCGTTGTCAACAGGACTGTTTGAAGATGGTGCTGCAAGCTTTATAAAGTCAAACCAGTTGATTGAACGAACAACGCAACGATATCCCGACAGAGGAAGTGTGAGAGGTACATCATTGATGCCTGAATCATATTTCTGAATGATGCCTTCGATATTACTGTTTTCGATGATATTTGCCTTAAGGATTTCGTCCTTAGAAACTTCCTTTACAACAATATCAACCTGGTTTGTATATGACAGGTTTGCAGTTACACTCTCATCAACATTTACTGTGACAGGTGTATCCTTCTCAACAGTAATGTTGATTGTGGGATTCTGTACAGGTTCATTGGATGGCTTATTGCCTGATACAGTATTGGAAGCATCTCCATTATTCTGAACATTCTGCATTGTAGAATCAACTACAACGCCATCTACAATGTTTTCAGATGCAAGTGTATTGTCAGGCATGATCCAGTTATCAAGAATCATCATTTCGAATTCAGGTGTTATCTTATCACCATTCTTCTCATATAATTCGCAGAGTTCTGCCTTAACAGCTACCTGATCAAGAATAATACGACCTGTATTATCCTTCATCATTTCTGTAGGAATTCCTCCTGATATAAGCTTATACTTTGCAACAACCTTATTGATCATGGTTGTTACTATTGCAAGCTTTTCGGTCTGGAATCCGATGGCCTGTTCATGGTATTTCATATCCTTCTCATCAGGAGGCATGAAACCACTTGTTTTAGCAGCAGCCTCATCTGCAATAGCCTGCTGTTCTGCAGCCGCAGCAGCACGTGCTTCTTCACGAGCTCTGTCTTCAGCTTCGATCGCAATCTGCTGATCATTCTCACCGTAGATATCTTCATCATCGGGTATCTGAGGTGTTGAATTAGTTATAGTTGGTACCGGAGTATCGCCCGATGCAGCTTTATGCTTGTTAATGAGATCAAGCAACGGATCTTTAGACTTGTTATTCTCGTCCATTTTGTATGCTCCTTTATATAGATTTTTATTTGTATCATTATACAAATAAATCATACATGTAATTTTAAATTTCTATACATATATCATTTATTTGTATATGACAATCATATACTATTAAATTATTGATAAGGTTGTGTGAATATGAATGAAAAACTCATGTGGTTCAATCCAGATATTCAGTTTTTGTTTCATGCCAATATAGTTGAATATGATATGAAAGCTATGTCGGTAAGTATATCTGAACGATATAACTTATTAGACAAGAGTATTATAGAAAAGCTTAAAAGAATGCCAAAAGAACAAAGAACCCGAGAAGTAGGATTGATCCAAAAAGATAATAAAGAATTCTCCCAGCGTCTAATACAATGTGAGTTGGAAACACGTAGAAAATTCTTAGAAACAAATGGGTTGGATGAATCCAATGTTGTATCATTACATTCTGATGCATGTATATTTGATTCAAAGAAGAGAATAGTCAATAACATCGAGGGTGTTGAATTTAAACATGCAAACACATGGACATCATATATGAGATTCAAAGGAATTGAGATGTTTTATGATGGGGAGACCTTGGAATATAAAGGTGTTGCAAAGGAATTGTTAAATCAACATACTCTTGGTATCCATAAATATCTGTGTGATATATTCAATAAGATAGAAAACTATGATGATACGATTATCGATTATATAACACGATTTCAGATGAAGTATTTACAGGATAGACTACCTGATTATTATTACATATCATTTGGACGTGTTGGTGATTATAAGATGTCAAATCTTGAATTATTTTCGTTCATTGCAAATGTTGTAATGAAAGAGATTGGAGGTAAATAAAAATGCCCGAACAATATATTCGGTTTGATTTTACATCTGTCAAAAAACAAGGATCCATGCAGTATTATGTACTTGCAGAGAATATGACAGAAATGCAACAGTTCCTTTCACAACATGGATTTCATGATGTTAATGATGCATTGAAATTGCATTCAGGTGACAAATATAGAGCAAGTGACTGTTCACATATATTGAAAACCTATCGATTCATGTCAAATCATAAACCTGGTGTATTCCCAGTTATGACATGTGCAAGTTTTGTTGATCATGCAATAGAGTCAGCAGCGAATGATCTTGGTGATCATTCAATATTTGGTGAAGCCATATTAAGACAGGATATAGAATTCATTAAGATGATTGGTGGTGCTATAACTAAATTATCACATGGATATGTAATGGATTATACACTTGCTGATGAATCAACATTGTTCGAATGTTTTGAGAATGGTGGTACCAAAAGAGATATGATTGAAAATACTTCAGATTGGTTAATTCGTCATAGTGGTCCGAGCGAAGATCCTACATCACTAGCAATACTTCAATCATTATATGATGCTACACCGGATTCGGATAATGATTATGGTGTTTATCCAATAACCGTTGAAGCTTATGTTTCATATTTCACGGAACTAATGATTGATTGTTATAATTGAAAGGAATGGTTCTATATGGCAAAAAAGATTTTATCACCGGAAGAATTGGTTGAAACACATAAACCAAAAAATGTTAAGTTCAAATACATCTTCACTGATGATTCATTGTTAAATGAATTATTAGTTGCAAAATACCCAATGGATACGTTGGATACAATCGGTGATGATAAACTTACTGAGGCAGCTATGTTTGCCAATTATAGTGATTATGAAAGAACGATAATTGGTAAATCAAATTCACCCGTCTTTTTGGATAATGGTGTCGTTGTATCAAAGAAGCTTGTAACAAAAGCGGATAAGAAATTACAAAAAGTATCAATAGGATTCTTTGTATATAATGATGCACACTATGTTGCAATAAAACTTGTATACGAACGGTTTGCAATACTTGAAATATTTTCATTAGTAAAATAAAAATACGAGGTGGGGCATATAGCCCCACCACCATATTTTTTTTGTTTTGAGGAAAACAATGACAAACCTTATTACGAACCAGGTGTTGCTGTTGTCTCATATGGATTAGCAATAGATTTACTATCACCTTTCTCATTGATGTAGAGACGTGAGTGATCCTCAGGTACGAGAGACTGAGGAGCAGGTGCAACACGCTCAACACGACGTCTACCAGCTGTCATAACAGGAGCATTACCAAGACCAGACTGAACTGCATCGAGATAAGGACGCTCACCATTATTGAAGATAGGTGTGTTGATTGTACCGCCATTAGACGGAGTAGGTCCATTGGGATCGAAGAATGCATCACCAGCACCAGGATTGAGGTTGATTGAGTTACCAAAGATGGCGAACTGCTCAACATACCTAGCAGCCAGGTCATTTACATATGCACTCTGGATGAACTGACAAGTGAAGTTCAGATCAAGTGTAGCGATCTGTGACTGACCTGTATTGTTCGAATTGAATATCTGATTACCAACCTTACCGGAAGGAACGCATCCGAGAGCCATTGTTGCAGCCTCAACACGTGCACCACTTCTGTCGAGCACGATAACGAGGAACTCTGCAACTTCCCATGCAGGAGAAGGCTCAAGAGCGATTGTCGATGACAATACGTTTGCTCCGGTATTAGGTGCGAAGATTCTCTGAGGTATGAGATTCTCATCAACTGAACCAGCAACAAGACCATGGTATGTTGTAAGACCTGTAACAGGATCTGCTATACCATCAACCCACATGTTGTGGAAGTTAGCCATAGGACGGCCTACCATTTCAGGAACCTGGAACTGGATAGACTGACCAGACTGCTGATTCTGTGTTGTAGGAATCGAGATGCTACGACCTGCGAAGCCGCCCTGAAGGGTAGCCGGAGCAAGACCAGCATCACCGATATTACAAGTAATACCGGTGTTGTATGCCTCGATTATCTTCTTATACTGACCGAACTCACCCTTCGGATCATAAGCATTATTCTTATCGCTACCGAAATAATGAATGAGGAAATAAGGACCACGATACATTACAGCGATAACGCGGTTGGTAGTAAGCGGATTAAGACTTCTAAGAGTATGTATGTCGGGTGTGAGACCGCCAAGCATACCTGTGTACTGTGAAAGGTCACCATGATACTCACGGATGCCTGTCTGTAAGCTAATAGCCATAAATTAATTCCTCCTTTCTACCAAATCATTCAGAAGTTGTACGTCTCTGAACGTTAACGATGATCGGAACTCTGAGTATGAGACCACGGAATACTACGGTTACATAGCAAACAACGATCTCACCACCATCTTCGGGATTGATATCTCTCTTGAAATTGATATCCAGATCCTGAACGAGATTGCCGACCCAGTTAGAGAACATATTATCAACTTCATCCTTGAGGGTGTTGAGAACACCATCGTCATTATACTCAAGGAGGTAGGAGTTGATCTTATTCTGAAGCAGATATATGAGCTGTGAAAGCGTACGCATATTGCTTTCCTGGATAAGATCAGATGTACCATCGCCTCTATCAAGAGTACGCTGAGACTGTCTCTGAAGGTTTCCGTTGATGTCCATAATCCAAGTATTACCACCTGAATTATAGAGCAGCTGCCTGAGCTCCCAATCAGTAGTATCGATATCCGGGAAGAATGACGAATACTCTGTTGGAGCGATATTGGAATATTTGCCAGTAAATGGTTTATTTACTGTATACTGACGCATGTGTGAGAAGATAGAGTCAACGATCTTCTTTGTGTAGGTATATGCAATGCCATCAGCAGCAGAAACGAAACCACCGATATCCCATGAAGCATTACCATTGTCGAATCTCTTGCTGAATGACTGATTTACCAGCATTGCTGTGTTAGCATCAGTTACACCAGCATCGAGATGCAGTGACAAGCCTGAACCAGGACCGAGAGGTCTCTTATCTTCAGGAATTCCCTGGAAGACACGTACGATCATCAGATCATACATTGCCTGCTTAACGTCTATATCAACAAACTCTGTGATGTTATCGATGAGCTTGTTGTTGAGCAGGATTGACTCCTTCTCATCATCGGTATAGATAGTTGAAGCATTGATGATATCGATAGGCTTGTATACCATGTAAGGAAGTATTGTCTGACCAACGATAGTATTAGTACCACCATCAAACAGATACTTCGCAGGGCATCTTGTGGGTGAAGTGATACGTGCATCGATCTCACCACGGTATGCTCTAACGAGGAGCTCTGAATAGTGCCACTTGAATTCTATATCAGAAACGTTATCATCAAAGAATCCAGCATAACCATTCTCGACGGGGATACCGCCAAGCTCTGAGTTAGGATTGATACCATATGTTGCTGAATAGTAGTTTGAAGGAATATCGATATTGGCAAGACCATATCTGTAGATAGATCCCTGTGTACCACCGACAGCATAACGATAGATGTATGAAGGTGAAGCATCCTTAGGATCTGTTCTAACAGTGATGTTTGAAGCATCAATTGTTATAAGCAGACCAGTTCCTTCAGAACCTGAAGTGATTGTTGAATACCACATGTTGGCAGCCCAAGTATCACCTTCAACACCATTTACAATAGCATTGTCAACGATCTTGAAGTAAGCTGTAGGATCGAAGTCTGCAGGCTGCTCTGTAACGAGTCTGTAGGTATCTGTTGTCAGATACTTTGAAGGATTGATCTTGTCTTCAGATTCTGCACTTGCAGCTATTACGATCTCAACATTCTGTGCACCTGTAGGATCAGTAACATCAACGGGTGTTGCGCTTGTGATCTTGAAGTATACACCAGTGAGATTCTCAACTGCAACGAGATCACCAACAACATACTTTGTTATTGGAGAACCTGACTCTGAAGTAGGTGTACCGCCGTTAACCTTCCAAAGAACATCAACACTTGTCTGTGAGTTAGCCTGATAGATCATATCATCATATGATGTACCAATCATGTCAGTTGAAACAGGTGCCTTTGTAGGAGGTGCTCCTATAGAGAACTTGCTATTGCTATTTACAGCAAATACATCGTTCTCATCCTTTGCAATGTTATAACCATTTACAACGATTGAACCATCCGATGTATCAAGTACAACAGTACCAGGCATTGTGAGATACTCACTGTCAGAACCTGCTACTGCGAATGATGTAACTGTCGATGAAGGCAGTACAAGCTTGCCGTACAGAGCATTTTCAGCGATTGCTGCTGTTGCATCAGGATCGATCTCAGGAACCTTTGTATCAGCTGTACTCTGATCAATGTATGCTACTTCATAAACAACGAACTTGTTGAGCTTGTTGTCATTTGTAACACCATCAAGACCAACAACAACAAAGTCATGTGAGAACTTTCTTGTTGTGCCATTAACTTCCTTTACACGAGGCTGGAGTTTTCTGGACTTGATAAGCTGGGTGATAGCGCTCTTGATAGCAGTATCATCATTTGTTGAGAATGTATAAGCCCTGATCATATCCTTCTCAGATGTCTCTGTATATGGACCATCGCCAACATAGAGCTGAGAAATCGGGATGTATGTTATTGCACCAGTATACTGGTTGATACCAGCGATCATCTGAAGTGACAGTGTTGTTGGTGCATTACAGAAAATGTCACCTACATGATATGCATCACTTGCGTTGAACACACCGTATGTCTTTGCATTCAGAATAGACTGAAGATCAGTCGGGTTTGCTGCATACTCGGAGATATCAGTATCAGGATCAAGGAAAGTCTTGATACGATTTGAAGGATACAGCTTAGGAATGTCGAGGTCGATCATATCAACCTGGTAATATGGAAGCTTAACATCTGTATCGCCGTTATAGATATAACGACCATAGATAGCATCAAAGATATTAACATTCATGGTGTTATAAACATCATTTACGAATCTCATATCCTTTGTACCATATACAGGAGGAATATCAGCATCGATCATTTCTTTAACATGAAGCATGTATTCAGTATAGAGTTCTTTAATGGCATTCTCATTAACCGTAGGAACGATTATTGATGAACCCCTAACTCTCTTGCCGACAGCAACATTTACAGAATCGATAGAGTCTGATCTCAGAACGTTGTTTTCATTTATAAGTGATGCAGCAAACTGCTCAACAACCTGTGATGTACGAGTATCTATTGTATTGAACAGATATCTTACATTAGCAGGACGTCTTGTCTGCTGTGTGAGGTTTATAGCATAATTATAGAAATTATACACCTTACCTCTACCTGCTGCGATACTTGTCATGAATACACGCTGCTTCCATGTTGTTCCGTCTGTTTCATCCTGTGTTTCATCAGAACTGAATCCGCGAACAAGAGCATTATTGAGACGCTCAGTGTTCTTGAAGCTGGAATGAATAACTCCAGGAGGTAAACCATTGTTACCATTACCGGAGGTAGTCTTGAAGCGAACGTGCATTGTATTGCCGTCCCACTTCCACTGAACAAGCAGACAAGAAAATGCATATGTAGAATCAGGCGGTGTTACACGCATGAACTTAATCGGAGCATTCTGATTAAGAATGGATCCGGGATATGTTACAGTCTGACCATACTTCTTAATGTCTGCAGGGCTGAGATTTCTCATACCATACGCAACGTTCAGAACGTCACTTCTGTTAATAGATATGATCTCGTTATCTGCACCCATAGGTGCTCCTGTAACAACCAATGTTGCGTACAACGAAGGATCGTCTGCAACAACAGTCGGGAGTTCACCTGCATACATTGAATTGTCAATGATATGTACAACGCTGTGAGGCATTGGATATTTTAAAGCATATCTTGATTCAAGCATATTTTCTTCTCCTTTTCTAAAAGATTAATTGCAATTGAAGAGCTTTATATCATGAAGAATCGCGATTCATGAGGTAATCGCTCGCAATTATCAATGAGTTTATATTAAATATTATGGTGGGGCATAAAGCCCCACCACATGATCATTTTTCTTTTAAAGGATATTCAACGAGGTAACCATCAACTGCCTTACGGCCATCTCTGTCGATAGTAATTGATGCAGGATCTACATCAGGTGCAGGATAGTCAGGTATCAATCTTCCTTCACTATCGTAAGTTTCAAATGATATGTCGGTATCTGAATCACCAACGACAACATATGTCTTTGGTTCAACACCTTCATATTTGAGATTTGAATTTACATTGGGAACGAGATCATCGAGTACTCTTCCAGCATCAGATGAATTGATCGGTGAATAATCGATATTAGTTGTAGGAAGATTTGCCGTTCCTGCAGGAACTTCAAATATCTTATCCAACATTGATCTACCGATGTCCATTGACGATCCAGAGTAACCAGTGTTACCAGTTGCATTTGCAGCAGCGGGATTATTTGCAAGCTGATTCTGTTTGATACGAATATCTGCAATGTTTTTCTTTATAGAAACTCTTGCATTAGCCATACCAGCTATTGCATTTCTACCAGAAGTTATTGCCGACAATGCTTCTATCTCTTCTTCAGTAAGACCAATCTTACCCTTTTCAGAGATACTCTCATAAAGTTTCTTTTCCATCATCTTTATGAGTTTTAACTGATCTGCTTCAAGAGCACGGAGAGAATTGATTTCCGATGTGAAGATCTTGTTTGGATCAACCTTATTTTCAAGAGCCGGTAAACGGGATTGATCATCGATGTATTGAAGCAGTTTACTATTACTACCCCAATTGTTTGATGAATATGGGGATATGAATCCATCCATATTATATAATACCGGTGTTGTTTTAAAATTGGAGAATGCTTCCTCCCATGTCATTGATGGTTGATCCTGATATTGTGGTTCAGGAGGTTGAGTGAATGGGTCATAACCATACGTGTCAACACTCTGTTGTGCTTGCTGTTGATATGATGGAGAGTTATCCAGCATACTGAACATTTCGCCAAAATTCATTTATGTGTCATTCCTTTCTAAATACGCTCTTTATCTTTGAGCTTTTCTAAAAGGTTGTATTTATTACCATTTATCAGAGTTCATCCATTGATGAATACATTCTGCACATTTTATCATCTGTAACTTTCTAGGATGATTATGTTGCATTATTAAATGGCAAAGTCTACATTCATAATTTTCATCGGTTTCTGTTTCATTACCTTCATCATCAGTATATTTTGGATTCTCTTTTCTGAATTCATCTGTAATATCTTGCATCGCGAAGTTTTTTACTTTACGATCAATTGTCTCATTATGATTAATACAACGAATATCATTACCTGTTATGATTTCGATAATACATTGGTTTTTTATAGACAAAGTCTGTTGGATATGTACCAACAGATCATAGTCGTTTATATTATTCAACCGACGAAAGTTTTTGTTCCCATGAGGTTCTTTCATTTTTTCGATATCAAAAATCTCCATGTGACTAGGTCTCTTTTCTTCGTCCATAATATTCATCCCCTATCAGAATAAAAAAAATTAATCTCGTTTGGTTAATGCATACAAACCATTCAAACATTCAATCTCGATAACATAAACAGAATCGCATTCTGCTTTGATGTTATAAATCTTAGAGTACATGAGTTCCTCAGCTTGTTTGTTTGCTTCTTCACTCCATAAACCAGTTGACTTAACTGTATCACCATCATAGTCACCACCGATGGCTTTAAGTCTACTATTGGAAGGAGTGAGTGTGTCTGCAAACGAGACTGATACTATCTTGTGGGATGCTTCGGGATTTATAATAGGATAAGTATCATACGTTTCACCACGGAATTGAATTTCCATCGTATCAACAGTTGATAGAATATGTACCTTTGTAAAGAATGCTCCAAGATAGTCACCAATAGGATATCTAACGGTATACACATGACGATTTGCATCGACGATAACAATCTTTGCACATTGGTAAATCACATCGGTCAATGTCAATGGACGAGTAACCATCTGGTTCTGTTTCACATCAAGGTATTCCATCAAGATTGGAATGTTACCTTCTTCATCGAGATATAACTTTCTGAAACGTGATCCGGGGTTATTCATATAAATATTGCACAAATCATCGATCATCTTGTTATCATATATATTTGTCAATACACCAGGTTTTACTTCTTCTTTGTTGGGGTGAATATCCTGAATGTTTGAATAAGAGAAGAACTGTTGCATTTGGAATTTGATCAATGGTTTGAATAATGAAACGCATGTATGTAATGGATAACCAGTTCTAAAGATTCCTATATGAGGATTGTCAGTGTTATAACGTGGAGCGGAGATAACATTTCTTGCCGTGTAAGTAGTTGTCTTAGTAAGAAGATGCTTTTGGAAGAAACCATTTTTTGAACCAACATAATCATGAATGTAAGTATATATGTCAGCAACAGCATCTTGGAACTTTGCATACAACTGAACAGCATTTGTTGTTGTATGTGAAGTAACGCTCTTCAGACCAAGTATGTGTGAATATAAAGAGTTCAACTCACTTTTGGTATGTTTACCATTTCTCATACCGATCTGTCTAAATCCCGGAGGTAATACCAAAACTTTATCATTGAACAATAACCTCTTCGGTGATTTAGTAAGGATATCAATATTGTCTTTTGATCTAGTATTGATAGTTTTTCTTATATCTATATTATCCCATATTTCATATAGATCCTTGAGTCCACAATACTTTCCTTCTTTTGATGCAACAAGTACACCATTTTCCAAATTACACCTTACTTCACCATATGCCATTTTTCTGATGATACCACCTGATCTGGCTATAATGGTTTTTGTGATGTCTGGATTGAATACATGAATAGGTAATTTGATATAACCACATCTGTATTTACGTACTTGATCTGTTTGACCAAATATCTCTTCGGAGAATAATCCTTCTGGATTGAATTGGTTTTGTGTTCTGTATATATGCTGTGATGTTACTTCCTTGAGATCATTTATTTTTATATAACGATCAATATCAAATAATTCAATTATTTTCATTTATAATCTTCCTTTCATTATAGATTAAAGATTACCGAATCGTTCATTGAATATATTTTCTATTTTTTATTTATTTTAAAATATATATAATATAAAAGACGGGGGTAATAGATAAATAGAATAAAAAGAAAAAATATTGAATAAATTACAAAAATAAACATTATATGTTTACAAACTTCGCGATTATTTTTTATTGATTTAAACAAAAAAGAAACCCACAATGAAGTGGGTTTATAATTTATAATCACACACACCACTCGTCCATTACACGGACGAGCTCGATCATTTCGTCCATATGGAAACCGTCCATTGGACCTGGCTCCCATATATCCGATTCAAACATCCTGTTGCGACGATAGGTGTTCCGCTGTTTGTCTATTCCTATCGTGCGTTTGATCTGGTTGTCCTCATCATATAATTGGATGATCAGAAGATGTAATTCGTCATCCCATACTTCATATATGGTGATGTAATCGATCTCTGGATCGATGGTTCTGAATGTGGGAAGATTATTAAAATTAATATTTGTCATATTTACCTCCTTCCCTCATAGAGGGTGTCTAAAGTGAATATTTTTATGAAGATTGGAATATCTCTATTCTTTTTCTTCATATTAATAATATATATGTAGAAAGTTGAAATAATAGGAAGTAGCATAATAAATTTGAAGATTCAGTGTTTCTAAATATATATAATTACTATGATAATGAATTACGTAGCAGGGTTGGGTGGCGGCAATGCCTAGAAGAAAAGTATAGCCTGTCTAGAAGGTATACTCGCGGCATATTTTTTCTTGTTAATTAAAAAAAAATACCGGCGGTTAAGC